GTAGATGCAAATAGTGCTTTAACATTAGCAATGTTTTTTAGTGCTATGGCTAAAATTAAAGCTGATGGTGCTCCAGCTCCTTATTCATTTGTATCTAATGCAGGTGGAATTTATGGTGCTAATGGGTTAAGATCATTACTAGTAACTACTGCAAATGATGGTGGTATACCTTATTCAACAGCAGGTGATGAGTTTATGTCAACTGGATTTGTTACTCAAGTAGGATTGTGTAATGTTTTTAATTCTGAAGGTTGCACAATTGATGGAACTGATGTTGAAGCAGGAATGTTTGGTAAATCAGCCATAGTTTGTGGAATAGGTGCACAAGGCTTATTAAGAGTTGAAGAAGAACGAGAAGCTACTAAAGGTGCTTGGAATATAGTTGCATCAGGCTTTTATGATGTGCAATTAGGACAAGCTGATCATGGTGCTATGGTAAAATACTTAAAAGACTAAAACTTTTTTGTATGTGTAAAGGCAGGGGAGTATACTCCCTTGCCTTTTATTGAAAGGAAATAGATGTCAAATTTTATAAATGATAGATTGAGAGCAGGTTTTGATCATGATGAAAGTGGTGAAAATAGTGTTGAAAATAATATAAAAGATTATTTAAATACTGCTTGGTCAAATAATAAGGGATCATTAAATGATGGTTTATTTAATGAGGCAGGAACTAGTGGAACAGAGCAAGATGGATTAATACTTAATATAAATGATAGATTAAAAAATTATTTTGGAGCAACAAATATAAATGATGGAATTAAAATTTGGAATGGAGTGACAGGCGAAGATATATATCCTCCTGTAATGGTAATTAATTTAGCAGTTAAAGAAAATACACAAACATCTATAGTTTATAATTTTACTCCTAATGAGGTAGGTAAATTTGATTGTGTTTTATTGGCTAACAATTCTGCTCAACCAACTACAACTCAAATTAGAGCAGGACAAGATGGATCAGGACAATCTGTAGCAACAGGATTTAAAAAATTAAATCAGCCTATGACGTTAGGCGAAAATACTATTACATTTTCTAATTTAACTGCAAATACATCTTATGATTTATTTTTTACTTTTGAAGATAATGAAATATCACCAAATGAATCAACAATAGTTTATACTGAATTAGATGGATCAACATTAAGTGATGCTCCACCACCTCCTCCTGCAGACAATACACCTCCTGAATGGGTCCAAGATGATTTTGGCAATTACATTTGGCTTAAACAAGATCCTAGTGACACAGTTATCCAAGTTGAATTTGAATTAAATGAATCAGGCACAGTATATGGAGTTGTAGTAGGTTCTAATGTAACTGATGCTCCTACACCTCAACAAGTTAAAGCAGGAACAAATTATGATTCAGTAACTGTAGTCAAAAGTTCTAATGCTCAAGTAAATGCTAATCAAATATCATTTATTAATTTTATAGGTTTGACTGCTAATACAACTTATGATATTTATTTAGTTGCTGAAGATGATGCAGACAATTTAATGACTACATCAGTAAAATTAAATAATGTATCTACACAAGCTACATCAGGTAACTTTGAAAATATAATGGCATACAGAGGACAAAGGTCTTTTGTGCCTGAATTAGCTGATGCTAATGATTTTATAACAGGTAATTTTACTTTATCATTTTGGGCTAAAAATATAGGTAACGGTGATTTATTTTCATACGGAATACCAAATGGTTATCCTGAGGTAAAAGGATTTAATAATAGCACAATGGATATTAGCGATATTATAGGCAATAATATTTATGCTAAATTTAGTAATGGAACAAATGGTTATAAAAAATTAAAAATTTATTTTTCAGGAACTAATACAACTGTAGTTAATTCAACTAATTTAGTTGTAGTAAATACTGATTGGAATCATTTTTTATTTAGATATAACACAAGTAGTGGAGCTTTTCAGGCTCATGTTAATAATGTTGAAGTTTCAACACAAACAATTCCATCTAATAGCAGACCTAATGTAACCCAAAATATTAATAAACAATTGACTCCAGGAAATTTTGCTGGATTTGTTCCAGCTAGTGATGCCAATATACCTTTAGGACAAATATTAAATAATTTACGAATCGACGAATGGTGTGTATGGAATGGTTATTTAAATGATGATAATAAAACAGCAATATATAATAGTGGAGTTCCTTTTGATTTAAGTTCAGATTCAGGTAATTATAATCAATCATCCAATATAAAAGATTATTGTGTTTTTGATGATTTTGTTGGAGGTTTTGAAATTGTTGGAACTCCAAGCATAGATTGGGAAACTTTTTTTGCTTACAATGTTTTTATATCAGATGCAGGAAGAGGAAATAAAAGATTTTTATTTAATGATCCACAAGGCTTTGATGTTTTTATAAATGACACTCCTAATGATAGCATTAATCGTTATAATAGATCACAAAATAAAGGATCGCGACACATTAATCCTTTTGAAAGACAATCAAATACATTTACTTCAGGAGGAACTAATTAATGAAAGATTTATTAGAAGATATAAAAAAACATGAAGGCTTTAAAAGTAAAGTTTATAAATGCACTGCTGGTGTTGATACAATTGGATTTGGGTTTGCTATAAAAGACTTAATAATACACAAAGATATAGCTGAAATTATTTTAGAACGAAAATTAGAAAAATTAATCTTTGATGCTAAAGCAAAGTTTGATTGGTTACATACAATGCCTGAACCTGTTCAAAATGTTATTTATAACATGATATATCAGTTAGGATTAAATGGGTTTAGTAAGTTTAAAAAAACTATTGAACATTTAGAAGCAAAAAGATTTGATAAGGCTTCAGCAGAAATGCTTGATAGTTTATGGGCTAAACAAACACCAAATAGAGCAATAGAGTTATCAAACATAATCAAAGGACAAAATTGGTAGATACATTACGAACAGCAGGATTAGGAATAGTTTCAAGCGCTTTGCATTGGACAGAATATGTTCCTCCTATTTTTTCAGCATTAGCATCATTAGCTACATTAATTTATATAGCTATTAAAATTAATAAGGAGCTTGATTGATTAAAAGAGCTATAGTGACACCTGATAAACATTTTCCATTAGCTGATAAAAAAGCTATTAAAATAGTTTGTAAAGCTATAGAAATTGTAAAGCCTGATATTTATATTGATTTAGGGGACACAGGAGAGTGGGAGTTATTTAGTAGACATTATTGGAAGGATAGAGAAAAACCACCATTAGAAATATTAATACCAATGCTTGATAAAGAAGTTAAAGAAGTAAACAAAGGTATGGATATAATAGACAAAAGTTTAGATAAAATAAATTGTAATGAACGACATTTTATACAGGGAAATCATGAGCTGTGGTTAGATAATTTCGTGACAAAACATCCATACTTACCAAAATATAAAACTGAATTAGCTTTAAAACTTGATAAAAGAGGATATAAATATTGGAAATATATATCAACTAAAAAATTAAAAATCGGGAAATTAAATTTTACTCATGGTGACTATGTCCCTATTCATCATGCTAAAAAACATTTAGCATCATATAAAGAAAATATTATTTATGGTCATACACACGATTTGCAAAGATTTACAGAAACAGGATTAGGAGGAACTCAATCAGCTTGGAGTTTAGGATGTTTAAAAAATATGAGTTCAGAAAAAAATAAATGGTTAAAAGGAAATTTACATAATTGGAATCATGCTTTTGCAATAATTGATTTTTTTAAAAATGGTGATTTTAAAGTTGAAATAGTAGAAATTATAAATGGAAAAACATCAGTTTGGGGGCAACCAATATATGCCTAAATATACAAAAGAAGAAATTGAAAATATAAAAGCCAAAAGATCAGCTGAAAAGCGATTAATGATCGATTCATTAAGAAAAAATGTTGGAACTTTAGCAGTTCCTTCTATTATGATAATGGTAGGAACTTTAGTAGGGTCTGCATATTATTTAAAATCAGAAGCACTTGCAGTGGTGACAGGTC